AGCCCCACGCCTAGCTGCACGATCTAGCATTTCTTCTATTTCTTCTGGAGAAAGTTTGATGTCACTCATAGTTTAACTCATAAATGCTTATTTGTCAAGGTTTAACAGGCCAGTCATCATCAGATAAGTTAGGCCAGTTAGAGTGAGTAGTTATATCTCGTAGTGCTTGACGGTATGCTGTTTGTTCTGCAGTCATAGTTAGATCAACAGAAGCCCACCAATCTGTTTCAGCTATAAGACTGTTACGTTTGCTGCGGTTAGATGCAGCTACACCATTGTCATACTGCTGTATCTCTTCTGCAGTCTTATCTGTAGTTGTCCAACCTACAGTCCAGCTACCATCCACTAATGTAGGTGTAGCCTCTTGCTCTGTCTTTTGTGTGCGGTAATCAATGCTTGGCATGTCTGTATATACGACAGTGTATACGCCATAGCTTTCTAGCATCTCATTAGGGATTTTCTTAGGGAATGATGTTTGTGGATTGTCACGGCGTAGTTGCCCTATGTTGTAGGGGTATGTGTCTACTGTGCCGTTTGTAATTTTAACGTACATTTAGTTTCTCCTTAAACCGATAAAGTGTCTTTGGTTTCTGTCAGCGAGCTGTTTGAAAACGGTATACTTGTTGGTGTACTTGTTGAAACACCGCCCATACTACCAGAACTGCTGTTAAACATTGGATTAACAGAGTCATCTAGGTCTGTAGCGTTTGCTATAGTAACAGAAAAACTTGTATAGCTCCAATTAGTGTAAGTTCCAGTTCCACTACCATCTGATGGAAGTTTAGCTAAGAAGTAATCTTGCTCTGCGTCTGCCCCACCAACATAGATATTATCATTTGCATCTGCCGCTAAAGTAAATGACCTAATATCTACAGCCCTATCAATGTGTCTTGCCCATTCAACTGTACTTAAATTGTTGTTTAGTTTTACGATATACGGAGAATCGCCAGTACTGGGGCCACCAGGGTCATACCCACCAATAATAACATTATCACTAGAATCTATTACAATTTGTGATATAGATTGTGATAAACCACTCAAATTTTTAGCAACTAAAAGATTTCCATTTTCGTCGTACTTTCCAACAAAGTATTCGTTAATCGCTCTCAGATACCCAACAACAAAAATATTATCATTACTGTCACAAGCTACAGCTTGGAATCGGCAGTGATTAGCGGGAGAATGTTCACGAAGGCTCCTGTCCCACTGCCTTGTCCCAGAAGAGTTGGTTTTAAATAAGTATGCTATGTCACGATTATAAGTATTAGTACTTATTGAACCAACTACATATATACTTCCGTTTGGAGATACTGCCATATCCATGCGGTTCATGGTGTTATTGCCAATAGCGGGAGCAAACTCTTTTGCCCAAGTTCTTGAGCTTAATGCAGCGTTAAACTTTGTAAGACCTATTTTCTGACCATACTCAGAGAGTACAATGACATTTCCAGAAGAATCTTGTCTTACTCTGTCAGCTACTTGTACATAGTCTAGGCTCGCAGCCGTGCTAAAAGCATCGTTGGAGATTTTTACAACTGCACCTTTAGGAGTAGTTCCAGAATTACCTACCGTAGAGCCGCACGTTATTAAGTCACCATCGCTGTTTAAAAAGCAATTATTAAAATAATCAGTGTCTGGATTGCCTGTGTTGCTACGTCCAATGTCTTTACTGACGTTAAGGGTTCCATCAGGGTCTATTTTTAAATAAGTGGCATTATTATATGGGTTAGTTGCACTACTTCCAACACAATAAATATTTCCAGATGAATCTACATCAATACCAGTAATAGTCTCATCATTACGACTGCCAGCATATTTAGCAATCCAGTAACTTTCACCACCTGCACCAGCCGCACTAAGAGTTGTAAGTTTAGTAATTAAACTCATTTAGCTTACCCCGCTGCGTCAATCGCAAGTGCGCCATACCAAGTTGTGCCACCGTCTACCGTAGTAAACACAAGCACATCAGTTTCACCAGAAGCAGGGGCATCAGGTGCTGTAGCACCAGCCCAGTCCACACTTGAAGGATATGTGATTGTATGTGTACCACCTGCTGTTAGCTTCAACATAAAGCCAAATGCTGTACCACTTGATGGTGGGTTGCTGAATGTGAAGGTAGTGTTACCTGATGTAGTCAAAGCAAATACGTTACCATTGTTACAGTTCACTGCAGGGGTTGTACCTGATAGTGCTACATATGTTTCAGCATAAGACTGTGCACGAGTCTTGCCTGTACTATCTGTGATAACCCTAGGATTACCATCCCCATCCGACAGCACGATGTTGTTGCTTGAGGTGCGGATGTCCAAGCCGCCTGAGTTGCCTGTGAAACGGCCTAAGATTGTGTTGTTAGAGCCTGTTGTAATATAGTACCCTGCTTGTTGTCCAACAAATGTATTGTCTGCTCCTGTAGTACCAGAATATCCTGCACCTTCACCAACCGAAAGGTTTCTAGAACCAGTAGTATTACTATACCCCGCTTGATACCCAACAGCGGTGTTGTAGCTGGCGGTGGTGTTTTTGTTGAGTGCTTGAAGTCCAATCGCCGTGTTACTTGAGCCTGTTGTTGTGTCTTCTAGGGCTTGATACCCCATTGATGTGTTTGAGTTGCCAGTAGTATTTAATCTGGATGCCTCTTTGCCAACGAATGTGTTCAATGTCCCTGTAGTATTGCTATAACCAGCCTGATACCCAACAGCCGTGTTGTTGCTAGCGGTGGTGTTTCTATTTAACGACTGCATACCATACGCTGCGTTATAGTTACCTGTGGTATTACTTTCTAACGACTGATAACCAGTAGCTACGTTGTATAAGCCTGTAGTGTTGGAATACAATGCCTTACGGCCTACGGCAGTTCCCGCCGCTGATGTTGTGTTGCTAAATAATGCACCCCATCCGACAGCAACATTGTCGTTCCCAGTAGTGTTAGAGTATAATGCCTGATACCCCACTGCAGTGTTTTCGTTGGCGGTGGTGTTAGCTAACAATGCACTTCTACCGATAGCCGTGTTGCTAATACCCGTTGTATTGTTAGCTAAAGCAGACCGTCCAATCGCAGTATTGTCTGCGCCAGTTGTGTTCAAATACCCTGCCCGATAACCTACCGCAGTAATGCTGTCACCCGTAGTGTTACTTGCTGCTGCTTGATAGCCAACTGCAGTGTTGTTGCTTGCGGTGGTGTTGTTGGCTAGTGCTGTATTACCCAAAGCTGTATTAAAAGAACCTGTAGTATTGCCCTGTAACGCATCAGCCCCTATACCTACATTATGTTGTCCTGTTGTATTTGCAGTAAGTGACAGCCTTCCAACGGAAACATTAAATGACCCTTCTGTATTAGCTGTTAATGCCTTAGCTCCAAATACTGTATTAAAGTTTCCTGACGTAACACTGTCCAACGCAGTATCACCCAGAGCCACGTTGTCTGTGCCAACAGGATAGTTCCCGTCCAGCTTGATCGTGCCACTGGTAATAGTTAAATTACCATCAGCTATTTCATCAAAAGTAATAGAACCATCAGCAAGGGGATTCCCTGCTGCTACAAAATCTGCGAGTTCTCTTGCCTTGCTCATAGTCCCTCTTTCCTTCTAATTAAGCTGCTGTGTAGCCTTGACCTGCAGTGATAGCTGCATTAGCTGCAGTCATATCTTCAGTAGTCCAAAAGTCTTTAGCTACCATTAGTTGCAAGTGTTCAACGTTACGATCTACAGTGTCTTGACGATCTGCAGCTTCCATGTCTTCATCTTGATTGCCAGCTACAATGTCATTGATTAGGTCTACTGAGTGACCCATTGCAGTGTAGTGTTGTGCAATCTCTTCTGTTGTTACTTCATCAGTCATCTGTTTGTTCTTCCTCTGCTAGTTGTGCAGTTAGTAAGTTTACGAATGCGTCACGTCCTACACGTAACTGATCCATATTAAACTGTGCAGTGTTTAACTTTCTATCCAAGTCTGCAATATGATTGACAATAGTTTGTTGTTGTTCAGTCATATCTTCTACGAAATATTCTTTATCGTTAATAGTGATAGGGGTCTTTTTATCTTTTCCCATTTACCATTCTCCTTTGTTGTTATGGTTTCGTAGGCCAATCCTCTTCGTTAAGGTTAGGCCAATTACTGTGACTTGGTAGGTCACGTAATGCTTGTCTATACGTTGTCATCTCTGCACTCATTGTTACATCCGACAAAGCATAGAAGTCTGTCTCAGCTAGTTTGCTATCTCGTGTAGTACGATTCTGCTCTGCTACTCGTGCATCTAGTGTGGCTTGATACGCAGCTTCCTGTTCAGTCTTAGTGCCTAGTTCAGCATCATCACTGAACATGTCTACTACTTGCCAAGCTTCAACCCAGTTATCATTAGCATCTTGTACAACACCGTTACGTTGTACTGTTTGGTATTGCCCTGCACTAGGCTTTGGTGCAGCTAACACTGGGTCAATGTCCAATTAGAGTTTTCACGGCGTATCTCGCCTTGCGTTTTAACTTCGCCTGTTGTTCTGTTTCTGTATTCACTCATTAGATTGATCCTTTCATATGAGTTTGATTATGCGATTGCGTAGAAGATGTAGGTTACTCCTGAAGCATTTACTGGTGCGCTAGCGTCTTGAACGACAGCAAAGCCAGAACTATCAGGGTCAATTATGTCGTAACTACTATCTTCAGCATTTGTAGATTGGAGAACTAAATATGGATCGTTACCAGATACAATACCACGTTCCGTATCAAATACTCTCCAACCTCCCGTTGTGCTTGATGGTTTAATCAACACAAATCTGGCACCGCTACTAAACCCACAGTCAATCGTCTGACTAGAGCCATTCCCAGTATAACTCCCCACCTTAGACACACCATCTAGGCTTGCGAATAGGTAGGCTATGTAGGTTGCACCACTATCATTAGGGCTTCCAATAGTAAGACCGAAATTAGAACTAGATATACTGCTCATAAAGTAAGAGCTATTAAGGTTTGCGTCAGTTGTGTTCAGGCGCAAGTATGAATTTAAAGCCCCTGATATATATGTATTATCTTTATGATAAACATACCAGTTTTGAGTACTGCTTCTTTTTTTAAACCAGATCATCTCAGGCTCAACACCAAGGTTATGGCTTACAGTACGCCCTGCTGTTCCGTTCCCCGTGTAAGCAACGACATCAAAGTAGTTGGGGGCACGACGGAAATTCCACGCAGCATATGTGGAACTAGACCAATTTACAGATGTATCTGTTCCAATCTCAACTCCTGACATGTTGTCAAAAGCGGTTATTTTATTTGAATTATTTGTTAACTCATAAGAGGCAGTGTTTGTTCCTAAAATAACATTCTTCCCACGCAATCTATCTGCAACTGCATTATTGTCACCTGTGCCTGTTCTGTTTTGAATGATGCTTAGGTCAACAGGGAAGTTTGTTGTTATTGTTCTAGCAGAACTGTTACCACTATAAGCATCAACATCAAACACATCAGTCGCACTCTCAGGCACAGCCATAGGGCCACGGCGAATGGCTATGTAGATGTGTGTTACACCATTAGCATTAACTTGTAATCCTGCATTATCAATTTTAAACCCTGTTGCAGTAAGCGACATTGTGCCAACAGGAGACTCGCTTGAACTAGTGTTAGGTGTAAGCCAGTAATCATTTGATCCAGTTGGAATGCCTCTCATACTATCTACAATAATCCAATTTGTTCCTTCTGTTGGATGACTTGCTTTTAATAAAACCCACTGAGGCTCAAACCCTAAGTCAATCTCAGGGCCAGTAGATGAACCATTCCCAGTATAACTCCCACACTTGATAATATCAGCATCACCATCAGGGCCGAACTCACCGTCACCATCGTTGTGGGCGAATAGGTAGGCTACATATGTTTGGCCCGATCCATTACTTTTACTGTTTGTGCCAACACTAAAAACAGAATCAGTAGGGTCTGTGCCATTAAACACAGTGGTGTTAGGGCCAAGGAATTGGTCAGTAGCATTTAGTTTTCCATAATAAGTGCCACCCAATGATCTATGGTATACTACCCAATCTTCAGCATTAGTGGTGCTTTTTATTATTACGCATCCTGGCGTGACACCAAGATCATGGCTAATCGTCTGCGCTGTTCCCGTGCCGCTGTAGGTTAAACATGTAAAGAACTTAGGGGCTTTGCGGAATGTCCAAGAGGCGGCAGTGTCACCGTTGTCATTAAAGTTAGAGCCAGAGGCGACCGTAAAGCCGTCACTGTTAAAAGCTGTAATGCCTTGATTGTTGGTGTTATAATAGCTATTTTCTGCATCTGTTAAGTTAGTAAATATTGGGTTTTTTACACCTCTTTCGGTGTCATGTATACCGTGGTCACTGCCACTTGTTGATCGCTCCTTTATCCATACCATTCCACCTTCGCCATCAAGGTCAATGCCGTTGGTAATCGTTTGTGCAGAACCTGTCCCATCATACAAATAAGTGCTGAACACATCATACAAATAAGTGCTGAACACATCTTCTACGTTCAGGCCAGCACCACCAGCAGCACCCGCAACACCTTGTAAGAACTTAGCTAGTTTTGCCATTATGTATAAGACCCTGCGTATGCACCATAAAGTGTAGAACCAATCTTCCAGAACACTAGTGTGTCATTGGCTGTAAGTGTTGGTGCAACATTACCACCAGATGTAACCCATGTCAAGGTAGGCCACGTAACTGTGTAGCTTGCACCAGCATTTAGCATAAGCACAATAGACTCACCATCTGCCAAGCTGTCAGTAAATGTGACGTTGCCTGTAAGTGTGACTGTTTGGATAGAACCGTTGTTGTAGGTAAGTGCAATGGATGATGCGTATGTAACTGTGGTTGTGTTTTCTACTACACCGCCAGAGAGGTAGAGGTCTTTGAAGCGGTAGCTTGAACCACCTATATTTACTGAAGCGTCTGCTAAAGTTGAGCCTGATGACAGCGGATTAATTGTTGGCTGGCTGGCCCCTGCATCACTAAACATGATGCCACCGTGATTAGCTGCGTTTGCGCTGTAATAAACATTATTACCGTTACTAACCCCAATACTCCCCACCGTGGTGGTGTCTTTTCGGAAGTTTAGAATTGCGCCATCTGTAGATCGTCTTGATAGTATATGCGCATCACTTGTTGCCGCTGCATATACAAGGCCATTTGCACGAAGCTGCGTCCCAGCGTTAGTACCAACGGCTTCTTCTGAGCTTAGACCCACCAGCAAGTTACCGCTGCTGTCGATGCGCATGCGTTCAGTAT